CCAGACGCTCACGATGATGGCCAGTAGGAAGCGGACGGCGGCGAATGGAGTCCACACGTAGCGCCACCAGGCGGGCATCCACACCTGGGCAGGCAGGAGCAGCGCAACCGCCTCGACCGCGGCCCACAGCTTGATTGTGCGGCTAGGGGTGAGTTTCCAGAGGGCAATGAGGCCGGCCGCGAGAATCAGACGGAGGATGTGGTATTCAGGCATTGGATTCCGTCCTGTTTTACAAATTCTTCCCATCTATTTTTATCGTATGGCGGTCGCAAATGGGTTTGCGGTCCAGCAGATGCCAACCGGCTGGGAGTTGCGGAGCGACCAGCGGCGCGAGGGCCGCGTTGGCTGTTTCCTGTACCTCGGTTCGTCCGCAGACAGTGCAGGAAAAGGAAAAGCGGACGTTCATCGGGAAGGGTAATATCATTTGGTCACCTTGACAGCCCCGAAGGTAACCACAGACGGAGACCCATGTACGGCATACAAGTTAATCTCGGCGTCAATGGGGCTATGAGTTTTGAAGGTTGCGTTGAGTCCAGAAACCACTGCGTTCAGTTTGCAAGCCACACCTACCTGGTTTGCGTATAGGTACTTCAGAGCATCAAACTCGCGCTTGTCTGTAAAATCAACATCCAGCGATAATCGCATCCGTCTCACTGCGAATGAAACGACCGGCTCCTTCTCGCTCACCAAGTCAATCTTGGGAACTTCGATGAGTTTCGCTGCGGCGGTCTCCTCAATGGCCCCGCCGATGATTGGAACGATGGTCGCGCCAACACCAAAGAGTTTCATGAGGCTGCGTCTATTCAGTTGTTCCACGTGAAAACGCTCCATTTCATTTTAAACGTCCACTTCAATCCTGCGGACAATCTCAGCCGCAGTTACGCCGTTGATCATGTCCAAGCCAATCTTTTGAAAGCGGGCCGCAAGTTCTCGGCGCATGATGGCGATGCCTTCTTTCTTTGAACGAGTTGCGAGGCGTTCACGAGACAGCCGATACCACCCTGATTGATAAATCGTGAAGCATTGCCGACACCAGCGCTGACCTTCTACCCTCTCTCTTTCGCCGCACTTCGTGCAGAGCATCACCAGTATTTCAGCATAACGCCCCTTTACGCGCAACTGTAATGCCATGACAATACGGGCTGATGGCCACGCCCACATTGACCCCCGGCTACCTGTTGATGGCTCAACAGCTTCAAGAGGCAGCGGCGATGCATGGCGAGGTGCGCAACCGGCTGGACGATGCAGTGCGGGCCGCACACCAGGGGATGGGCAAGTACGGCTACTACATCGACCACAACGGCGACGGTCAATCTGGCGATTGCATTTATTCAAGCGGCGGCGATACGATGTCTTGCCCGTACACCATGGACACGGTGGGGGGTAAAGCGGCCACGCATCTCGACACGGAGAATGCCAAAAAGGTTCAGCCGCACGTTTCGTATGAGGAAGTGGCCGACGACGACGATCACTACGCCTCGATGGAGGCTCAGAAGCTCTACGCGGACCTTGACTCATCGAAGCTGCGCGAAACCATTCCGGTATTTGAGAGGTTCATCTCGAAGGCCGAGCGTGCCGCCGCGGATGAGGGGAATTTCGCGGGAAAGGGCAAGAGCTACCCAATCCTGAAGCCGAAAGATGTGGGCGCTGCGGTTCATGCGATGGGACGCGCCGGGTCCGGCAATTACGGCATGGCGCAGTTGAAGTCCAATATCGTTAGGATCGCCAAGAAAAAGGGCTGGACCAACGAATTGCCGAAAGAGTGGCGCGACGGTGCGACCACTTCCGAATCCTTGCGCGAAGCCTCGAAGTCCAAGGCCAAAGTAGCGACCGCCGCGGCTGTAATGGCTACGCAGGCGGCCCACGATGCGACGGACGCCGCGGACAGCGAGAAGACCAAGGAAGCCTACAAGAAGGCTGGCAAGGCTCACCAGGACGCCGCAAGCGCCCACTACGAGGCTGCGGCGCTTCAGTACGGGACCGGCGACGAAGAAGCCGGCCGCGAGCATGTCACGAAGGCCATCAAGCACCAGACGAAGGCCGGGCAACTGAACGAGAATGGTTTTGCCCAGACCGCCTCGACCGAGGGGCAATCCTCGGGGTTGGCGCTGGCCGCGGACGAAGTGCCCATCCGTGAAGGTGCGGCGTTCTGCGAAGCGCTGCCGATTGTGGAAGCGGCGCGCACCGATTATCCCATCAAGATCATCACGCCGGGCTGGGGTTCGACAGGCTATTACTCGCCCGAAATCTTAGAGCGAGACGCCAAGATCTTCAAGCCCGGTACCCAGATGTTTTGGGACCACGCCACGGAAGCTGAAGAGAACGCGCGGCCCGAAGGCCGGATGGATGACCTCGCGGCGGTGACCACCTCCGAGGCCAAGTGGGAGCCGGCCGGCAAGGACGGTCCCGGCATCTATGCGCGTGCCAAGGTCTTCAGCGACTACGCCGACAAGGTAGCCGAGAAGGGACCTCATACCGGATTGAGTATTCGGGCCGCCGGTCGCGCAAAACTGGGCGAAGCGGAAGGGCGCAAGGGTTTGATCATCGAAGCGCTCACCCACGCGCAAAGCATCGATTTCGTTACCAAGGCTGGCCGCGGTGGCCAAGTCCTTACAGAGTCGGCTGGCGGCTCACCAATTCAGACAGAGGAGGCAGCGGAAATGACCGCGGCAGAATTGCAGGAAATCAAGGCTCTGAGGGAGGCCGCGCAGAACAACGCCGCCGAACTGAAGCGGCTGCGAGAGCGGCAGGCGACTCTCGATGCCCAGACGGCCATCGCCGATTACTTCGACACCTCGAAGGGTGGCGTAGCGGTCGGGCCGGTCATCCAGCGTAGCGTGGCGCGGTACATGGAATCGCGGGCGCTTCCATTGAACGCGGACGGCTCGCTTGACGTCGCCAAACTGAAGGAGTCGCTGAAGACCGCCACGCAGGAAGAGGCTGACTGGTACTTCAAGCAGACCGGGCGCAAGGTGGTCATCGGGCAGGGAGCCAGCGGGCAGCCGACAGTGCTCAGCGAGGCCGACAAACTAGCGCAAGAGACGCGCTTGAAGGAAGCCCGCAAGGAATGGGGCAAGACCTTCGCCCTGACCATGGGATTCCGTCCTGAACAGAAGATGGCCCGCAAGATCATGGTCGAAGGACGCGGGGCGTTCGATTACAACTACAATTCCGCCGACCACGGCGCCAAGGTAACGGGGGCCGGTGTGGCCCTGGAGGGATAACCGATGTCGGTAAACCAAATTGACGCTCGCGGCGAGCATTTGACGGTTCCAGCGCCCATCGCCGATAACGGCGGAATCGGCCCAATCTCGGGCGAACCGCTGATGATGGGCAACCTCTCGCGTGACAGCGGAGGGCTGGCGCTGGTGGCCGAAACCAGTTACACTCCGCCCGGCTCGCTGGTGCCGACCGGCAATATCTCGGTGAACCTCATCGGGGTATTCGCTCTTTCGGTCACGGCCAAATCGGTGCTCAGCCCGGGTACGAATGTGGCCATCGCACCCGGCGACAAAGTTTATGCCGATGGCGGGACGTACGATTCCGTTAGCGGTATAACGTACGGGTTCACCCTCGATGTGAACACGAGTGGCTATTACTTCGGTAATTGCCTGGACACGGTGGTAGCAGGCGTGACGCAATACGCGCGCATCCGCTTGAAGGTGGCAGGTTAAGGAGCCAATCATGAAATTCCTCGAATACATGCGGGAATCGGAGCGCGAGAACGGACGCCTGGGCGTTACCTTCGATGGTGCTGAGGCTGGCGGCGGCGAGGCCATCGCCGAGGCTCATGTTGACTGGCGGGCGCGAACGCAGGGCGCGCGGGTAACCGGTGAGATGGAATCCGGCATTCAGCCCGAGACCCCGGCGTATTTCAAACGTACCGGGATGGTAGACCCGCGAGTCTATCATGCCAATCTGAATGAGGCCCAGCGCCTCATTGACAAGGTTCTGAAGGGCGACAAATGGGCTACCCTCCGGATGGAGGAAGCCATGACGACCTCGGACTTCCCGTATCTCTTCGGCGATGTTCTGGACCGCTCGGTGCTGGCCAATTACGCCGAGACGCCGTACACGTGGTCTTCGTACGCCTACCGCAAGATTCTCTCGGATGTGCGGCTGGCGCGTATGTTCCGCGTGGACCGCGGCGCCAGTGTCCTCGACGGTCCCATTGTTCCCAAGACGGTTCCAGGTCCTTCGGGCACCGGGCCGAGCGGCTTGGAGCAAGTGACCGAGTATCCGATGTCGCAGCGTGTGGTCACCGACTACACGGACCAGCTTTTCAAGTTTGGCCGGCGCATGGATTACTCGTTCGAGACGTTCCTGAACGATGACCTCGACGCCTTGCGCGATACCCCCTCCATGCTGGGGCGCGCGGCTCGGCGAACCGAAGAGAAGCGGACAACCAAACTCTTCGCGCAGACGGTTACGGGCGGCACACCGGGTAATCCCACGGTGGTTCCCGGGCCGAACACGGCGTTTTTCAACGCGGCCAACAACAACATGCTGTTGACCGGTGTTCGTGGATACACGGGCGTTCAGAACCCGCCGTTCAGTTCGGATGCTCTGGCAGCGGCTATTGAGCTTATAGCGCAGCAGACCGACCTTGACGGAGAACCGATCAGCATCGAAGACTTGGTGCTGGTCTATCCGCCGTCTCTCAAGGTGTCCGTGAAGAATGTGCTCGGCGCGAAGACCCTGTGGACGAACGCCCCGATTCAGGGCGGCTCGCTGACAGCGGCCGGCTCGGGCGCTACGGCTTCGAACTACAACGCAACCCGGCTCGAAGTGGCCAACTGGGCAACCGGCTTGGTCAAGGAAGCGCTGAATTATTACTTGCCCATCGTGGACACCACGTACGGCACTACCGCCTGGTACCTGTTCGTCAATCCGAACCTGGGACGCCCGGCGATGCAGTTGAGCTTCCTGCGTGGCCGCGAGATGCCTCAACTGTTCATGGGCGCGACCAACCAGATCGCAATTGGGCAAGGTTCCATCGGTCCCGGGATGGGGCCATCGATGGGCGGCGCGATGGTCAATCCGCTGGAAGGCGATTTCGAGAACGATGCGGTGCGGTATAAGATTCGTCACTTCCTCGGCGGAACGACGCTGGACCCGGTGCTCGGATTCGCGTCCAAGGGTACTGGAGCCGCGTAAGGAGTCGGGCTGTAAGTTGCGATTCCGGCCTGTCTGCTATTTGGTGTGGCAGGCAGGCCGCTTTTTTTTGGTGCTTGATCTGAATGAGTTGGAGTTACAATCCGGGTAACCCAGGGCCAGTGGACTACGTGCGCATGATGATTGCGGATACGGATATCCTGCATCCAATCATGTCGAACGAAGAGATCACTAATTCGCTCTACCTCACTTCCACCCAGGCGCTCTACCAGAACTCGCAGAACTTCGCCACCGGCCTGATATCCACCTCGACGGCGCAACAATATTCGCTATGGTATGCCGCGGCTCTGTGTTTGGATTGCATGGCTTCAAACAAATCTTATCTGGCGGCGATTCAACAGTTGCTGGACGTGAAGCTTGACGCCGCGAAGGCCGCTACGGCGTTGCGTGCGCAGGCCAAAGAGTACAGGGACCGTGAGGATAATTCAGGAGCCTTCGCTATTATCGAACAGGTTGTAACTAACTTCCAGGCCAGAGAGAGATGGCTCTATCAGTTATTGAGAATTGAGGGAGGATCTTAGAATGTTCCCGATGTTCCTAATTCAGATTTTGATCGTGCTCATCATCGTGGGGCTGGTGCTGTGGGTCATCCAGCAGATTCCGATGGACCCGACGATAGCGCGAATTATTCGAGTGGTTGTCATCGTGGCGGTAGCAATCTGGCTGATTTATTTGCTGGTCGGATTTCTTCCTGGGAGTGGGTTTACGCACAGGTGAAAGAAGCAATTCGGTGTACGCGACAGTAAGAACCCATCGGGAACACGGAATGGATTGGCTATCTGCAATCGTCGGGACGGCAGCAGGCGCGGTTGCGGGCTTCACTGGGAATGCTCTGCGGTTTTGGCGTGAGTCAAGTGTCACGGAGGCCACGCTTAAAGCCGAACTGGACAAGCAAGAGGCATTGATGTGCGCAAAACTTGAGGCCCTTGACGAAAAATTCCATTCGCACGTTGAAACCAACGAACGCGACCGGCGTGAACTGTTGAGTGAATTGAAGGATGCGGCGCGGACAATTCAAGCTGCGGCCCTGACACTCGGTGCTTTGGGTTCCGAGCAGGCAGTGGTCAACCGGGTGACGACTGAGACTCTGAAGGGCATTGCGGCGCGTCAGGAGGCCCAGGCGATGGAGCAAGTACAGCAGCGCGAGAAACTGGCCGAGCACTCGGCCATCATCAAGACACTGCAAGAGGGAGGTGCGTAATTTACCAAGATCTTGGATATACGATTGACTCCGTGATGCCGCTGGCCATCCAGACGGGCCTCTTTGTCTCTCTGTTCACAGCATTGCAGCCGCCGACTAGGCAAGGTCCCACGGGCAACATCATCGGCGATTGGACGCCCATCCCAGGCTTGATTGACATCGCCTGCACAGCACCGCCGCTACGCGATGCTTCGATCACAGCTACGGAGGCTCGTGAACTTGAGCAGATCCTGGCCAAGGAATTCAAGCACGTGTTGCTCTCGGGCTGGTACCCGCAACTCGAACAGGGTATTGCTACTGGCTGGCGCTGTCTCGTGGATGGCAATGAACTGGTGATGCTGGGCGCGGAAAGTGATTCCCAGTTCACTCAAACTCGTGTACGTGTTGAATTCGTGTCGCTTGGAGGTGCCGCTTGACCGATACGCGGCCCATCAAGATTCGGCTCATCGACCGGAACGACAACGTTCTGGATACGATCATGTTTCCGCCACGCATGGAAGGCCAGCCGCCGCGTGTGTTTGGCTGGTGCGGTCGCAAGTTTCTGGAAGACGATACCGGGTGGTATGACGAGCCGAGCGCTGTTGAGATTTCAATGCCCCAACAGTTGCAAGAAAAGATGCAGCGGATTTTGGGAAACCAACCGCATGATACGGGCAAGTTGGTGCGCGTCGGTGAGGAAGTCAAGGAAGTCAAATGAGTTTCTCCATCATTGCCAGCGGCGGTGCCCAAAGCCCCAACGGAACCTACGTGGTCAGCCCTGCGCTGAACTGTATCGGGGCTGGTCTCATCATCATCGCCGTGTGCTTCTCGCGCGGTCAGACAGTCTCGGTAGCCGATAGTCTGGGCAACCCTTACTCGCTGGGCTATGAAGTAGCGGACGCCTTCGGCATTCCGATCCTACAATTCTTATTCACGAATGCTGTAGTAGTCGGCGCGGCTATGACCTTTTTGGCATCTTCGAGTAGCGGCCCGGCAAATCCATCAATCGCCGTTATGGCGCTCTCGGCGTTCGGAGCGGTGGACCTCGACAGCGGCCAGAATCAGTACACCATGTCGCCGATTACGACGGGCGCCATATCCCCGGTGCCCGCTACTGATTTTGTAGTCTCTGCCATCTCAATGGAAAGCGGCCCGGCTCCCACGCCAGGGATAGGGGCACTGGCCTACAGCGCGGCGGCAGCGGCCAACGCCTGGGGTATCGGGATGAGCTACCAGAACCCAGCGCCCTCGACAACCTATGAATCGTGGGAATGGACTGGTGGATCGACGGTCCACTGCCAAACTGGCATCGTAAGCTTCTCGCTCTCTTCGTCGCCCGTGACCGGCAAGAGCCTGAAGCAAAAGCTGTTCTCGCAGGCATCCGTATTTGCGCCGCTACAAGCGCTTCTGGGAACGAATCCATTCAACTGGTATGACGAGCAGTTAGATATGAACGCCTTGGCGTCAGGAAAGGCCGCCATCGTGGTACGGCAACTCCCGCGGCGCCCGATGTGGGCCAACCTGGGGCAGTTGCCAACGAGCTTCACCCGCGTGCAATTCACGATTTACGGTGGAGTTCCAGATATCAACGCTGGGGCCGATTCGCAAAACTGCGATGCGGTTGTCACGGCGATGCAAGCATTTATGCCAACGTTCAACGCGACCGGTATCGTCAGTGTTCCGGCGCGTGGCAACCAATTGGTATTGGATATGGACGGTGGGCTGACGGACGACGCGGAAACCCAGCCCAGAACCTTCAAGAGAATTTTGGACTATATAATCTTTTCGAACGACAACTCGTAGTTTAGGAGAAACGAACAATGCCTATCGTGCCAAGCACTTCAGCAATCGCAGCCGGCTATTCAGTTCAAGGGCTGCAAATCCAGGTAGGCTTCGGCTCACCTCCGAACTACCAGACCATCTGCAACGCCACGGACTACACGCAGCCGATGATTGCAGAAACCGCCGACGTTACTAACGTCGGAAACCTGTGGCGCTCGCGCATCCCCACGTTGCTCGACATGGGGAAAATCAAGTTTAAGATCTTCTGGGTGATGACTGAGCCGACTCACCAGAACGCGGTAGCCGGTGCCATCTACGGGTTGCGCTACCTGTACATCAACCAGTTGCGCGGCGCTTGGAAGGTTATCTACCCGGACGGCAACAACTCGACGGACTACTTTCTGGCGTACATCACCGGGTTCAGTGAGACGCTGAAGGTCGGCGGCGCCATCGAGGCGGAAATCGAGATGAGCAACACGTCTCTGGGCGGCAGTGCAACGCAGGGCAGCGCGGCTCCGCAGTTGGTCTAGAATAAACCATGGCCGACTCAATTCAACCTATCGTTTGGCCGCAAGTGAAGATTGGCGAGAAGGTCTTCACTCTGCGGCTCTCGTACGCCGCTTATTACCAGATGGCGAAGTGGCGTACTTCAACTGATTCAGAGATGGCGGCGGCGGCTGCTGGGCACTTCGATGCACAGGGTCACTGGCATTCTGAGGGCTTTGAGAACGCAATGGGGATTATAGATCTTATTTCCGAGCAGCCGGCGGAAACCCATGAGACTCTTAACGCAGCCATTTCAGCGGCGCTTGCAGAGGCTGTAAAAAAAGCCAATCTCCGTCCGGCAGCCTTGACGCCCACCGAGACGGAGAAGACCGAAGCGGCCTAAGCGAGGAGCAGTGGCTGCGTACCTGGGCGTTCGGCACATCTAAGCACGGCCTTGGCTTAACATCCGAGGAACTGTGGGCCATGACTCCGCGCGAGTTTTCGGCGTTGCGGCAAGTGTGGCTCGATGAGCTTGAACGCCAAGCCCTTATGAACGCCCAGGTTATCGCCACCCTGTATAATGCCCATTTCGACAATGACGGTGTGCCGTACACGCCGGATGAGGTGCTCGGCAGGGGAAACCGTCAGAAGCGCATGGCCGAGGAACAGCGCAAGAAGTGGCTGGCCAAGCAGACCATCCGCAAATCGCGTAGTCCGCAGATGGAAGCTCCTGAATGGCTACTCGGCGTGATTCACGATAACGAGTTGCTGCGTAAGGGGATGATCAACTGATGCCTTGGACCGTTAGGCGCGAGGGAATCTCCATACTATGCAAGATTTTCGGGCATTGGTGGAAGTACGAACAGCCTTTATGGGACGGCTATCCTGCGATAATACGTGCTAAGGAATGCAGGCTCTGTCATCACAGAGTGGAATTTAAATGGGGAGAGGTTCCTGCCCCGCCTCGAAGAAAAACGGTTTAAGATGCCTGCCTCGACCGCCACCTACGTAGATTACGGCAACGCAGCGGCCATCATTGCGCGCATTGCCAATGGGGCGCAGGAGGGTTGCGAGGCCTGGGCGCAAATCGTTCTGCGGGAAGCTCAAGACTTGGTGCCAGTTCGGACAGGCGAACTACGAGATTCAGGGCACATTGAGGTGGTCGCATCAAGGGACACAGTAGACGTCTCGGTGGTGTTTGACTCACCTCATGCGGTATACGTCGAACTTGGGACTGGTCGTCGCGGCGCTGCTTCTCCTGGCGCTGGTCCAGGACCATACAATCCTAATTGGCCTGGGATGCCTGCACGGCCCTATATTCGATCGGCCTTTGATGCGAATAGCGATTCAGCCGAGACCATCATAGATCTGTTTGTACAAGGAGCGCTCTGATGGGTAGCAGTGCAAATGTGCTCGGCGGCGTTCGCGTTGACGTTCGCGCCGATTTATCCCAACTGGCATCCGATTTCGCCGCGGCTGGTAGCCAAGCAGCGCGGGCGGGCGCAGGGGTAGCGGCGGCTTTCACGGCAGCGTTTGCGACGGGCATGAAGGCGGCTACCGCCGCGGTAGCTCCAGTGAGTGCCGCTCTGGGCGGTATGGCAAGCTCGGCAACAAATATTTCTGGTCTGAATAACGCCATCGCTTCCTTGACTGGTTCGATGCTGGCGGCGGCTACCGCAGCGCAGGGATTTGCGGGTGCGGCACTGTCGGCCACAGTCGGCGTAAGTGCCCTCGGGAATGCCGCTGGAACGGCAGCGGTTTCGGTGCAGGCGCTCAGTAATGCATCGCAGCAGGGCGCTCAGAATGTTAATGCAGCCGGTGCCGCCAGTACCTCATCCAGCGTCGGCTACATCAGGCTCTACGCTGCCATCGCTCTTGTTCGCCGAGGACTTGATGAACTAGACAAGTTCCGAGAGACCGAGGAAACTCTCAAGAACGTGGCGGCGGCTACCGGCATAAGCGCCGAGCGGCTGGCGGCATTCCAGGGAGCCATCAGCCGGGCCGGTGGGGATGGCGAGGCATTCGGGCAGGTACTGGGGCGCCTGGCGCGCGCCCAGGAGCAAGCCGCTGAAGGCAACGCCAAGATGGTGGACGATTTCAGGCGTCTTACCATTACCGCCAAAGACCCAATTGATCAGTTCTATCAAATGGCCGATGTGGTTCATAATACATCGGATCGCTTCGTGGCTTTGGGCGTGGCAGCGAGAGTCACTGGCCGCAGTAGCCAGGAACTGGTGGGCATACTGTCCCAAGGGGCCGACGCCTTACGGGCGAACGCAGCAGCTAGCGGGGAATACGCAGCGGCACTCGCTAAGGCCATCCCCGATGCTGACCGGCTCACCCAGACCGAGGTTCAGTTAAAACAGGCAGTCTCCGAAGTTGCGGCACAGGCGTTTCCGGCTGTGATTGCCATTCTCAAGGGTGTGGCCGTCACGGTTGCCAGCGTAACGGACATCTTCAAGATTTTCTTCTCGGTAGTGATTGATGGCTCGTTCACGGCCGTGGCGGCGTTGGAAACATTCGCCAAGGTCTCGGGTGATGTCATCGGCGGAAACCTGGTCAAAGCGACCGCCGATGCGGTCCAGGGGTTCGATGATGTACGGATTGCGGCCAAACACCTGGCCGACGATGTAAAGGCCGACTTCGGCGGCACAAACGATTTTATCAACAAGATCCTGAACCCGCCGACCATTACGGCTACGGCCGGTGCGGGGCGTCCGTTCCCCAAGCCAGCGCAGACGGGGGCGAATCGATCCGGTGAAATTGAGGACCAGTCCGAAGCCAACCACGCCAAGGCCCTGGAGGCGCAGGAGCGTACACGGGCCGATACGGCACTCGCCATTCAGCAGGGCAGCGATAAGGCCATCATCCAGAGCGTAGAGAACCGTTACGCGCGGGAAGTTCTGTTGGCCGGCGAAGAGTTGAGTTTGGCCCAGGAACGGCAGCGCATCTTCACCGACCTGAGCAATCAGGAAGTGGCGGCGGCTGCGGCTGCACTCCAGAAGAAGGCAGCGCTTCAATCGCGGGATGGCAAGAACGCTGCGGCGGAAGTGGCGCGTACGCAGGGAGAAATTCAGGCAGTTTACGACCGCGGCGCGGAAGAGCAACTGAAACTTGCTGAGGATATTGCTAAAGCGCAGGCGCATCTGCAGGACACCATTGCGGCGCAGAATCGCGAGACGGCGCAGGAAGCTTCGAAGGCCGTCGCGGAATCGTTCACCAAAGATCTGGAGATCCTAAAGAAGTTTACCGAGCAAGTACGGGCGGTTCGTGAAGAAGCGGCGAAGTATCAAGGGCAGGATGCCGGGCTGGCTATCGAAGCGCAGCGGCTGGCGCTGGCCCGCGATTATGGGCTTCAGGTAGACAAGACCGGCAGGGATCAGGTTGCTTACGCTGAGCAAGTATCGACGCTTGAAGCGCAACGGGGAACGGCTCAGGTAACCGGCTTGCGCAATGCGGCTAATATCGCTGAGCAAGGAACTCCGTCTCTTGGAATTTCACCAGATGCGAAGCGGGCGGCAGACCTTCGGGCGCAGGCCGACAAACTAGAACTGGAGAATACCAACAAACTCTACGACGCCACAACGAAGATCGCTGAAGCGCAACAGCAACTCACGCTGCAATACCAACTGGGGCAGAACTTTTTGCAGGCGGCCAACGCCGCACCGGGCGCACTAGGGCAGGGCATCGCGGCAGGTGTATTTGGAGACAAAAAGGGCGGCGAGGACGTTGGAACCCAGATTGAGAAGAGCCTGAAGAATGTAGGGCAGCAACTGTTTGGGAATATTCTCACTACAGTTATCAAGCAACTGATCACTACGATTGTTGCTCAAACAGGTTTGCAGGCGACATTCAACGCGATTTTTGGTACGGCTACAACTACGAATACAGCCGCCGTTGTAGCGGCGACCGCCGCATCAGTTGCCCTAACTACTGCCATCACCGCCAACACGCTTGCAGTTACGGCTAATACATTCGTTCCCAAGCCATTCGGTTTTGCCGGAGGAGGCCGCCCTGAGCCGGGCGTTGCTGCGATTGTCGGTGAGCGCGGCCCTGAAATCTTCATTCCCGATTCCGCTGGTACTGTGATCCCAGCTGGCAAGTTCAGTATCGGCGGCGTGGACGGCCCGGTGATGCCTGCCCTGCCGCCTATCTCGGCATCGGCAACCAGTGGATCATGGTCTATCGCAAACATGAGTATCAATGCTCACGGCATCACAGACCCGCGGGCATTTGTAGATTACGTGGTGCGCGAGTTACCAAACCGGCTGAAGCGCACCGGGCCGCAATTCTCGCCCAGTTCCAGGGCCAACCAGGGGCCATCAGCGGCAGGATAGGATGAGCAATCCCTGGTTGGTCATTGTCGAGCCGTT